GTATCGTCGCCGTTGATGCAGATATCGCTGCGCCCCTCTGCCATGCCCTCGACGATGTTCTGCGTGATCTTGGAGAGGATCGGGAAGACCGCATCCTCCTCGGCCTCGGTCGAGAGCCGGACCAGCGTGCCGTGCTTCTGCGCGTTCAGGACGATCTTACCGGTCGTATACGTGCTGTTCAGCGGAGCCGCAGCCGCGCCCCACGCAGTGCCACTGGCGATCTGCGCGATGAGGAACGTCTGCACAGCACCAGGCACGAACGGCAGCGTATAGATGCCGCTACCCATCGGCCACACATCGAAGAGCGAATGCGCCCCAGGCTGCAGCCGGATCGCGTCAATCGCGAGGCTCGACAGAGAGGTGTCCATCCACTCCAGACCGCCCGTGGCGGTCGTGGTGTCGAGGTTCTTCATGCCGGCACGCTTGGCGATGTCGGTGTAGCGATGGAACGCCTTCAACTGGCGCAGCTTGGAGAGCGTCATCGCATCCATGCCCTGCTGCTCCACGGCCTCCCAGTCAACGCCACAGATGAGCGACCCGAGCATGTGCAGGTCATCCGACGCCTTCTGGAACTCGCGGTGCAGGTCAGTCTCGGCCTTGTGCCGAGTGATGTCGCGTGCCTTGGTCGGGTACTGCCGACCGCGCTCGGTCTCCAACTCGGCCTCGCGGGCGCGCCGCTCCAGCGGAGCGGACGCCTTCTCGCTGAACTCGCGCAACGCCTTCGCCAGTTCGGTGTCGGCGGTGACGGCCTCCTCAGCGGGCGCGTCCACCGGCACATCGAGCGCCTGCGCGTACGCCTTGACCGCCTCGACAGCGGCCTTCATCTTGCTCTCGATCTCGCTCGCCGGAGTCTCCTCCGTGAGTTGCAACGCGGCGAGGGCTTCAGCCCTCAACTCGCCCTTGGTCTTCTCAGCCATGTCAGTTACCTCCGATGCCCGCCCGCGCCAGTCGCGCTAGCAGGTGGGCGTTCCCATCCGGCAGTGCCGGCACGGGCACGTAGGCCGCGAGAGCGGCCAGCAGGGCCTGTTGCGGGTCTACCGGCTCCGGCTCTTCGTCCGGTTCCTCGGCGACATCCGCCTCGTCATCGTCCTCGACTTCCTCGGGTGCGTCCGCCACAGGAGTCGCCTCGGGAGGAGTGAACTCCGCGAGTGCTTTGGCTGCGGCCCGTAGCGCGTCCACGGCGTCCGGCGGGAGTATGCCGCCCTTCTCCGCGACTCGCTCGATAGCGCCCTTCAGTCGCCCATCCAGGAGGCTGCAGATGTGCTTCGCCTCCGCTGCTGCCTCACGTTGATGCCAGAGCAGTTCCTCGCCCTCGCGCCACGGCGCCCAGGCGAACTTCTCATCGACCGACCACTCTGGCGCGTGCTTGCCAAGGAGCGCGTAGCATTGCATCACGTCAGCCCAGGCCTTCGCCTGAGTTGCGCCCTCGAGTGCCTTGCCTTCGCCGAACCGACCAGCGATCGAGACCGCCGCCAGAGCGACCAGCGGCCAGGAGAGGATCGCCTCGCCGTCCTGCGATGCCTCGTACACTGCCAGTCCGCCGCAGTAGTCCGCGTCCCGCAGATGCGCGGCCTTCGCGGCACGAACGACCTGCGCCCCAGGCTGCGCCCCGAGCCAGACCAGTGAGCCCTCGACTGCCTCGCCAGGCGGGAGCCACGTCGCAGTCGCCCGCGTCCCGTCCGGCAGCACTCGGCCCGGCCAATGTGAGCACGTCCACGAGTCCTCGCCGCACACGTCACAGGTTCGCGCCTCAGCCTCGAACCCGATGGACACAGAACGCGCGACGCCCGACTCGACACGCTGCCGCAGGCCGGCGTTGTCATCGAGCACCGGGATCGCGAACCGCGCCATCAGTTGCTTGTCTGCGCCCTCGCCTTCGGTCCGCGCCGTGACCCATGTGCCCTCGGGCACACCGTCGCGGGAGTGACCAACCAGGAGAGGCTTGCCTGGCAGCGTCGCAGCGAACTGGTCGAGTAGTTCTGGCGCGAACCGCTCGTAATCGCGGTCGATCTTCGCGTGTGCCAACACGACCTCGCGCACTAGCCAGTCAACGTCAGTCGAGAGACCGGCGGCGTGGAGTTCGTCCGGCGATACCGTCGCGGCCTTGCACTCGCTAGCGTGTGCCCGTCTCATGGCTAGACTCCTATCATCCACAGCTTGACCGGCGTGTCGGTCGCCTGGCTCGATGAGAACGCGAGGGTAGCCTCGCCACCGACACCGAACGTCACTGAGTACGGCACCCCGGCCTCGATAAGCACCTCTTCTGGTCCAGGGCCGATCTCCAGGATCAGGTCCGCCTCGGCCTCGACAACGAGAGCGCGCACCGCCGCCAGTGCCCCGAGCGATACCGCCTCGGACGCGGCCATCGCCGTGACCTCATACTCGGTGATGAGGAACCCATTGCCGTCCACCGTCGCCGTGCCCTGCACGCGCGACACGTTCGCGCCGTCATCGTCGAATAGCTGCACCGTCTGCTGCATCTTCAGTTGACTCATGCCGCACCTCCGCTACCTCGGCTTGAGGACCGGTAGCTCGTCACACTCGCAGTTGATAATCTCCGCCGCGCTGCCCATCGGGTCGCCTGGATACATCAAGCTGTCCGCGCCAACAGTGAATGGCTCATCCATGCCAACGACCTGGGCATGCGCCGCCTCGTGGCTCGCCCTCGTGTTGCGGAACGCAGCCGACCACTCACGCGCCCCGACCTCGCCGCCGTCCTGCCAACGGGCATACATGCCGCCCATCATGGCGCCGTGTGTCTCTGTTCGGGCGATGGTGCGCGCGCTGCTCTGGATGTAGTTCGCCATCGTCTCGTTTATGCGGTCTGTCAGCATCCGCATCGTCTCGCCGTTGTGGATGCCGTCGCTCACCGATGACCGCACCCGCTCCCACACAGTCTCCTCGATGGCCGTGGCAAAGCGCTGCGTCTGTAGGTCCATGATCGCGACCGCGTGCGGCGACTCGATGAGCACTGTCGGCTTCGTGATCTCGGCCACGTCCTCGACCCACTCCGGCGCACCGCCGTCGCCTGCCCATACTGGCGCGGCCTCCTTCGCAGGGAACCATGACTTCATGACCTGGGCGAGCACCTCGTCCTCGTGCTGCCACGCGGCCCACACCATTGTGCCGACCATGTCCGCCCCGAGTTCTTCCAGGCGAACCAACCATTTTGCCCGCGAGTATGGCTCCTCACTCGGCGACATATCGCGCTGCCATTCCTCCAGCACCGAGACGACCTGCGCCTCCGTGTCAGGTATCCACTGCTCGATGAGACCGTCGGTAGCGTCGCGGCGTGCCTTGCGGAGTTGCCTCGGCCACTTGACCTCGGACGGCCAGCGGCGGATCGCCTTGCCGAGTGCGAGTGGCTCTCTGTGTGCCGGCTCCTGTGCCGCGCGTAGCATCGGGCTGATAGTGATCGGACGCTCCGGACCGGACACCGGAGCCAGGCCCATCGATGACCACCACACATCGCCCCACGCCACAGGTGCCAACCCCAGCTTCCCTCGCATCTCGTTGATCGTCATGACGCCCTGCGCCACCAGCGGCTGGTAGCGCGTGACTAGCTCAGCCTCCTGGTCGATGATGTGCTCGATGCTCTCCGTGTCGCGGCTGAATACCGGCGGCTCATTCGGCCAGAGTTCGTTGCCGCGCTCAGTCAGTAGCCCGTCCAGCTGGGAGCAGAGCGTCAGCACCGTGTCCGTCCAGAACAGCTTCCGCTGGACCTGCTCCGACTCGCCCCAGCCAGATGCGATGATGCCGGCCATGATCGGCGGCACGCCGTAGACCGCGAGGATCTCGTCACGCGCGATCTCGCGTCCACGCACATACTCGATGTCTGCCAGCGTCCGCTGGATCTCGCGATACTCCAGGCCGTGCGGGAGCACGATCACCCGGTGCGCTTTGTCCGTGCGACCGAGCGCCTCACGCCACCAGCCGACGATCCGCCTCGCCTCTGCTGCCGGCACTGGCTGCTGTGTCGTGAGCACCGCGTCCGGTCGCGCCTGGTTCCGCAGCATGGCATGGTTCAGCTTCTGCGCCAGGTAGTCAGAGTTCAGCGCCGTCGTGAGGCACTGCAATGGCGAGAGCGGCGCGCTCGGGTCGGACGGGTTGAACCGCCGCCACCAGATGAGCTCGTCCGAGAAGAACCGCCGGTCCGCTGCGCCGATGCCCCGGCCATACAGCCAGATGCGCCCGCGCTCAGGATCGACCCGGTCGGACGCACGGAGCCACTGCGGTGCAAGCGGCCACAACTCCGCAGGCTGGCCGGAGGCAGACCACTCGAACGCTGCCACACACTCGCCACGCAGGAGATACCACTCCACCAGGCGCGTCCATAGGTCCGACGGCGACATGGTGTCGTTGACCACATTCATCAGCCGCTGCGCCGGATGGTCGGGCGCGTCGATCAGGGAGCCGTCTGGTGCCCGCGTCTGCACTACCACGGGCAGCGATGCGACGGACCGAGCGATCACGTCCACGCATCGGTAGACCCACTGCGAGTTAGCCGAGGCTGACTCGTACCCCTCGGGCCTGTCCTGTAGACCGGTCGCAGGCGTCTCCGCCGCCATGATAGACACCGAATCGCCAGCCGACGTAGCCTTACCGTCGCCCGGCGCAGGTTGACCGTGTGTGGGCTTGCGGAAGAGGCGCATGGGCACCCCCACTTCACAGGACAGTGTAACACACGACTATGTGGACACCGGTTCGCTGAGCGCACTGCCGACCCGTTCGCCAACCCAAACCGCCTGTGCGAGCGCAAGTACGATGTCATCATGCTCGCCCTCGCGCGCCTCGTAGGTCTCGTGCCCCGCCGCAGTCGGCTTGGCGCGGAAGCCCTCCAGTTCGGAGCGTAGAAGGCCGGCCAATGGCAGGGCCTGCGCGATGAGTAGCCGCCCGCGTTGCAGTGCTAGCTGCGTCACCGCCACGAGGTCACGCTTCGGAACGTTGTAGCTGGCCGTCATCGGATCGAACGTGACCTGAGCGCCGCCAGTGATGATGATCGGGTAACGCTCCATGTCATCGAGTGCGAGCACCCGCGCCGCCGCCTTCGCGATCTGGTCGTCGCTGTCTGCCTTGCGGACGTAGGCGATGGCATCGTCGCGAGATGCCCACTCGTCACCGACCATCCGGCAGGAGTGCTCGCCCGGCAGGAGGCTCAGCGCGTGGAAGTCGCGATCCAGCGTGCCGGGCTCGAATAACTCCCGCACCGAGTTGCCCACGCCCGTCGCATCGAGCGCGAACAGCGAGTTGCCGTAGACCGGCGGACGAACCAGCAACGCGCACACCGCGTCGCGAATGTCCTCGTAGCGCGTGCCGATGGGATACCGCTCCAGGTGACGCACCGAGTATGTGGTCGCCTTGTGTGGCGCGGACTCGCTCTCCACGATCACGAGGGCCGTGTAGTCCTGGCTCTTTCCGAGGTCCACGCTGACGATGTATCGGATCATCCCACGCTCCAGAGTGGTGTCACGTTCGGTAGGTCGTCCTCGGAGTCCGGGTCGGTCGGTGCGCCGCTGACCCACAGAGGCGACACGTCATCGCTCAGCGCGCGCCGGATCGCGTCCACACCGAACAGCGAGTGGCCCGCGTTGTTAGAGAAGATCCCGAACATCTCACGCCGTATCTCCTCCTGGGTCATACCCTCGATCGCTGAGAGGAAGCCCTCCCAGGTCATCCGCGTCAGGACATGACACGGCACAGCCGGAGCCTGGCTCGGATCGAGGCCGCATGTGTCGAGGCCGTCGAGGTCGAGGCCGATCCGCGCCGCATACTCCGGTGGCGCGATGACACGCCACCGCCGCCGGTTCACGCCCTCCTGGTCGCGCGCGGTCCAGAGTTCGAAGAACCGGCCCGACTGATACCACGGCGTCGTGAGCAGGTTTAGCTGAGAGTTGGTCATGGCGCGCTGAGGCAGCAGGCCAGTCCACACCTCATCCGGCACACGCGCAGCCTCGTCCACCGTGATCGGACCCGTCGCTGTCTCGCCACGCACCGCGCACTCGGACGCAGGCAGGGCATGGAGCCGTGAGCCGTTGTCGAACGGGACCTGTAGCGGAGAGTAACGCGCCTGCGGGACTGGCATCGAGGGCAGCGTCACCCCGGCATCCTGTAGCTTGCGAATGATCCTGTGCGCCCTGCGAGCCAGGATCGCGGCCTGGTCGAGTCGGGACGCGACGATGGGCGCGTAGAGTTCTGGCGTAGTCGCGCAGGCCAGCACGGCACAGACTGCGCTGATCTCCGTCTTGCCGGCCTGCCGAGTCGAGAACAACATCCGCACATCGGCGTCGGACGCGAGGTATTCCGTCTGCCAGTCATCGGGCGTGAGGCCAAGCACCTGCAGGACCTCGGCAGGATCGGACACAACCGGTGGTCTGGTCTTCCGCACCAGATACTCCCGCTTGCCGAGTTTGACGGACATCGCGCTAGCCACTGCTCGACTCCTCGGCCTTGCGGATCGCCGCCGCTATCTCCGCCTCGGTCGCGTTCTCGGCGACCTCGATCACGAGTGGCCCGCCGCCTGCGCCGGTGAGTTCGGTCTTCACAACGTCGCGTCTGCCGTAATCCTCCGGGCACGTCCTCTCCAGCAGCCACGCGATGCGCTGCCAGCCGCGCTCCTGGTGGCGCACCTCGTTGAGCCAGAGCATCTCGCGTTCGGCAATGGCGGCTTTTGCTCGTGCCGAAAACTCGTCGCCCCCGGTGCGTATCCAGTGCTCGACAGTCTGGTAGGGCACGCCACACGCGAGGCAGGCTTTCGGTAGCGTCAGCCCGACCCGGATCGCTGCCAGGACCTTCGCCTCTATCTCCGCGCGGTCAGCGCGCGGCGGACGGCCGGGTTTGCGCTTGGGTGTCTTAGGCGTTGCCATGACTCAGCACCTCCCGCCTCAGAGTCTCAGCAATGGCCTTCATAAACAGCGGTGGGACGGAGTTGCCTATGCGCGCTTGAATGTGAGTGTCGTTGCCGACGAACTCATACCCATCAGGGAATGCGCCGAGCCGCGACAGCCAACGTCCTGCTATTAGCTCATTCCGGCTTGGCACTATCGGCGTGCCGATCTCTGTGCGCGTCTTCGGTATCGTATAGCTTGGCTTATCCCAACTCAACCGCGACATTGAGAAACCAGTTTTTGACCCATCGAGTCGCAGTGAGTACTTCCCACCCCCATTGCAGTCGCCTGGTGGGATCATGTTTGCTAGTCGTATTGATCGCTCATTGCGCAGCACAGCATGGCTAGTCTCTGTGGTAGGTAAGTCATCGCACGCATCACGCACAGTAACAACGTGCTGGTGCGGTCTTGGCCACGCCGGCACGCCGTTTCGAACGCCAATGAAGATGATGCGTTGCCGCGATTGCGGCACTCCATAGCGCGCAGCATTGAGTAGCCGCACCTCGACGTTGTAGCCGCACGACTTCAGCGCGACCAGCGCCTCCGCAAACACAAGCTTCATCTTGCCCTTTACCATACCAGACACGTTCTCCATCACGAAGACGCGCGGCTGGAGTCCATCGAGCAACCGGACGAACTCACGGAAGAGACTGTTGCGCGGGTCATCAAGTCGCCGCTTCCCTAGCGTGCTGAACCCCTGGCACGGTGGTGACCCGTCCAGCACGTCAAGCTCCCCGGGATTTACGCCTGCCAACGCGAGGCACTCCTCCACGGACAGAACCGCAATGTCACCGTGGTAGACCGGAACCGCAGGGAAGTTCAACTTGAAGCACTGCACCGCGTGGTCGTCCCACTCTACCGCTAGCAGTTCGCGGAACCCGGCCATGCTGTAGCCGAGCGACGACCCGCCGCATCCAGCGAATGTGCTGATGACCGTTGGCGCATCAATCGCACGAGGCGCGAGGTGCGCCTGCCATCCATCCTCTAGCGTTTTGAGATACTCGCTAGATCGGGAACTCGTGCCCGCAGGCCGGACAAGTGGCTTTCTTGACCTCTGCCGCAATGGTCTCGTCATACTCTTTCCCGTCAGGAGCCAACTCTGTGCCTAGTAATCCAGCATCCCATTCCAGAGTCTGCAGTAGCCCGCGCACCGCCTCATTCTCACTCTCCACCCCGGTAAGCAGTTCCCGCAGCGTGTCCGCGTCCGCCTCAGCCATCGCACCTATCGGATCGTGCGTGACGAGCAGCTTCTCCGCCTCCGCGTCTGACAGGTCCACCACGAGGCACGGCCACTCCACGTCCGGCGCCTCCTCGGCCCGGCAGTGCCCGTCGAGGATCTGGTAGCCGTCCGGCGTCTCGCGCACCAGCAGCGCGTCCGCTATGCCGACCTCAGCCAG